AATTACCGTGTGGTGTGCGGTACTGATCCGTGTGCTGATGTGGGCGGAGAAAGGAGAAGAAGAATGATCGGAGTAAGCGAAGAACGCGACCCGGCGGGCATTAAGCTGATGAGACGAGCTGGACTGGATCCGAAACAATATATTTCAGTTTCGAACAAAAGTACATACCTGCATGCAATGAATATCGAGACAGGCGAGTTTGTGATCATCGAAAAGAAAACGGCTGAAATAGTAAAAAGCCCCGGTGCTTTGGCCGAGCATCCGGGACACAATAATAATAACACAGATTCATTATAAGGCGAATATGGGAGGTAAATCAAGTGAAAATCAATAAATTAGAGATTGAAAACGTCAAACGGATCAAAGCGGTTCGATTGGAACCGGCACAGAACGGCCTGACGGTGATCGGTGGGAACAACAACCAGGGCAAAACGTCGGTTCTGGATTCCATTGCATGGGCTTTGGGCGGTGAAAAATACCGCCCATCAGAAGCGGCAAGAGCTGGATCAGCGGTGCCACCAGCTTTGAAAATCGTAATGGACAACGGCCTGGTCGTGGAACGAAAAGGGAAAAACAGTGCACTGAAAGTAACGGATCCATCCGGAAAAAAAGCAGGACAGCAGCTCTTGAATGAATTTGTGGAGGAACTTGCCCTGAACCTTCCGAAGTTCATGGAGGCATCCGGAAAAGAGAAAGCACAGACCCTGCTGAATATCATCGGCGTGGGGGATAAGCTGGCAAAAATCGAAAAGGAAGAAAAGGATCTGTATAACGAACGTCTCTATGTTGGACGCATTGCGGACCAGAAAGCGAAGTATGCAAAAGAGCAGCCGTATTACACGGATGCACCAAAAGACCTGGTATCCCCATCGGAGCTGATCAAGCAGCAGCAGGAGATCCTCGCAAGAAATGGGGAAAACCAGAGGAAAAGAGATCGTGCGGCACAGCTCCAGGAAGAAGTAAAAAGGGCACATGCCGAAGTCAGCAGATTGGCAGAATTGCTGGAAGAAGCAAAGCAGAAGCATCTGCAGCTTGTCAAAGACCTGGACATTGCTTCGACCACAGCGAAAGACCTGACAGACCAGTCCACAGCGGAGCTGGAAGCTAACATTGCCAATATCGAGGAGATCAACCGGAAGGTACGAGCAAACCTGGACAAAGAGAAGGCAGAAGATGATGCTAAAGAGTACCAGAGACAGTATACAGACCTCACGGGTAAGATTGAAGGCATGCGTGAAGAAAAGACGAAGCTGTTGGAGCGTGCAGACCTTCCGCTTCCGGATCTGTCGGTCAAAGATGGAGAACTGGTCTACAAAGGTCAGAAATGGGACAATATGTCCGGTTCCGATCAGCTGAAAGTATCCACTGCAATTGTAAGAAAATTAAACCCAAAGTGCGGTTTTGTGCTGCTGGATAAGCTGGAGCAGATGGATATGGATACTTTAAAAGAGTTTGGTATGTGGCTGGAGACAGAAGGACTGCAGGCGATCGCTACACGCGTCAGCACCGGAGAAGAGTGTAGTATCGTCATTGAAGATGGATATGTAGCAGGTCAGGAGATGGCAGCCGAGACGCAGAAAGTAAAAAAAGAATGGAAAGCAGGTGTATTTTAAATGGAGATTATCAGAGGCAAGATCCCGTGTGCAAAAAAAGTCGTGATCTACGGACCGGAAGGAATCGGAAAGTCTACATTCGCGAGTCAGTTCCCGGATCCCGTTTTTATTGATACCGAAGGAAGCACAAATTCTATGGATGTGGCAAGACTGCCGAAAGCATCCAGCTGGCAGATGATCCTGCAGCAGGTCGATTATGTGAGAACCCATCCGGAAGTATGCAAAACGCTGGTCATTGATACGATCGACTGGGCAGAAGCCATGTGCATCCAGCATATCTGCGACAAGCACCGGAAGAACGGCATCGAAGATTTTGGTTATGGAAATGGTTATGTGTATGTAAAGGAAGAGCTTGGCCGTTTCCTGAACAAGCTTTCGGAAGTTGTGGAGACAAATATCAACGTAGTGCTCACGGCACACGCACAGATCCGAAAATTCGAGCAGCCGGATGAGCTGGGAGCCTATGACAGATGGGAACTGAAACTGGGGAAGAAAACGAGTTCCCAGACGTCCCCGCTGATCAAGGAATGGGCAGACATGCTGCTGTTTGCAAATTACAAAACTTTTTCTGTGGCAGTCGATGACAAGGGGAAGAAGCGAAAAGCCCAGGGCGGTGAGCGGGTTATGTATACCTCGCACCATGCATGCTGGGATGCCAAGAACCGTTACGGACTTCCGGAGGAAGTACCATTTTCCTATGCATCCATTGCACAGGTGATTGAAGAAGGAAAAACAGGATCATCCCCTGTACCTGTCAAAACTGTGACAAAAGAAAAGAAGCAGGAAGAACCGGCGGCGAAGGCTCCGGAACCGGTCAAGCAGGAAGAACCAACGGGACAGATGACAATGCCGCTTACAACAGAACCAGCACCTCAGAAGACCGAAGAGAAAGGTTATACAGAACCGGATCCAAGAATCCCGAAAGCACTCAGAGACCTGATGATAAAAGACCAGGTGGATGAGTGGAACGTCAAGAGCGTATGCGAATCAAAGGGCTATGTCCCTTACGGGACAGAACTGTGGGAATACGATACCGTAAACCCTGGAATCGTGGATGGGCTTCTGGTGCCATGCTGGCAGCAGGTAAAAGCCGCAATCGATGCAATGTTGAACAGTGAAGAAATACCATTTAATTAAGATTAAGGAGGACAACAGCAATGAGTGAAGAATTAGGAAGAGAGTTTGGATGGGATGATGTCATCCAGAATGACGGACAGGAGTTTGAACCGATCCCAGAAGGGGATTATGATTTTGTTATTGACAAGTTTGAACGCAGCAGATCATCAGGAAGTGCAAAACTTCCGCCGTGCAACATGGCAGTCGTATATTTCCGCATCAACCATAAGGGAAGAGAAGTGACCATCCGCGAGAATTATATCCTGCACAGCAAGCTGGAATGGAAACTTTCCGAACTGTTCTGTGCAACCGGTCTGAAAAAGAAAGGGGAACCGCTCAAGATGTGCTGGAACCAGCTTCCAGGAAAGACTGGAACGGCGAAAGTCGGCTTAAGACCTGGAACAAAAGATGCAAGTAAGATGTTCAACTTTATTGACAAGCTGTATGCAAAAGAGGCACAGGGATTCCAGCCAGGGAGATTTTAAATAATGGATTTACGACCATATCAGCAGGAGGCAAGAGAAGCCATATTTGAACAGTGGGACAGCGGGGTGAAGAAAACCCTGCTGGTCCTGCCAACCGGATGCGGAAAGACGATCGTATTCGCCAAGGTGACGGAGGACTGCGTCCGCAGAGGTGACCGGGTGCTGATCCTGGCACACAGGGGCGAACTGCTCGAACAGGCATCCGATAAGATACGGAAATCGACCGGGCTTGGCTGTGCGATGGAAAAAGCAGAAGAATCCTGTAAGGACAGCTGGTTCCGCATCGTAGTCGGTTCCGTGCAGACGATGATGCGTGAAAAACGGCTCAGTCAGTTCACGGAAGACTATTTTAATACGATCATCATAGATGAGGCACATCACTGCATTTCTGACAGCTACCAGCGTGTATTGCAGCATTTCCCAAATGCTCATGTGCTGGGTGTGACAGCCACACCGGACAGGGGGGACATGAGGAACTTGGGTTCCTATTTTGAAACGCTGGCATATGAATATACACTCCCTAAGGCAATCAAGGAGGGTTACCTGACACCGATCAAAGCCTTGACGATCCCATTGAAGATTGACATGAGTGGCGTATCAGTACAGGCTGGTGACTTTAAAGCCAGTGATATCAGTACCGCCCTGGATCCGTATCTGAAAGGGATCGCAGAAGAGATGCAGAAGTACTGCAAAGACAAAAAGACGGTGGTATTTTTGCCATTGGTAAAGACCAGCCAGAAATTCCGGGATCTGTTGAATGAATACGGGTTCTGTGCAGCCGAAGTAAACGGAGACAGCCAGGACAGGGCAGAGATCTTAAAAGACTTCGAAGAAGGAAAATACAACGTACTGTGCAATTCCATGCTGCTGACAGAAGGATGGGACTGCCCATCTGTGGACTGTGTGGTCGTCTTAAGGCCTACAAAAGTACGCAGCCTGTACTGTCAGATGGTGGGGCGTGGCACCAGGTTATCACCTGGGAAAGACCACCTGCTTTTGCTGGATTTTTTGTGGCACACCGAAAGGCATGAGCTGTGCCACCCCGCAAGCCTGATCTGTGAGAACGAAGAAGTAGCACAGAAGATGACCGAAAATCTGGAAAAGGAAGCAGGCATGCCGGTTGACATCGAGGAGGCAGAAAAAACAGCGTCAGAGGACGTTGTCGCACAAAGGGAAGAGGCACTGGCAAAACAACTTGCAGAAATGAAGAGACGCAAAAAGAAGCTTGTGGATCCATTGCAGTTTGAGATGAGCATCCAGGCAGAAGACCTGTCTGGATATGTGCCAAGTTTTGGCTGGGAAATGGGACCGCCTTCTGACAAACAGAAAAATGCACTTGAAAAGCTGGGGATCATGCCGGATCAGATCGACAATGCCGGGAAAGCAGCTAAGATATTAGACCGCCTGGACAAGAGAAAGCGGGAAGGTCTTACAACCCCGAAGCAGATCCGGTTTCTGGAGGGAAAAGGATTTCAGCATGTTGGTACCTGGCAGTTCGAAAAGGCGAAAGACCTGATCGACCGCATAGCGGCAAATGGCTGGCGAGTCCCAATGGACATAGATCCTGGAACGTATAAAGGAGTATAAAAATGGAACAGAGAACGAGTCTGACGGAGATCATAGAATACATAAATCCCGGTGACCTGAACTACCAGGAATGGATCAATGTCGGGATGGCATTGAAACAGGAAGGTTATTCCATGGACTGCTGGGACGCATGGAGCCGCAGGGATGCCGGACGCTATCATGCAGGGGAATGTGAAAAGAAATGGAAAAGCTTCTCAGGCTCTTCTTCTCCTGTGACAGGCGGGACGATCGTAAAAATGGCGTTGGAACATGGATGGGTTCCGGAACGCGGCCATGAACTGGAATGGGATGACACAATCCAGAACGATGACCATGTGATCGTGAACAAGGAGTGGCTGGAAGGAATGGAACTGCAGGAACCGCAGGAATGGAACCCGGCTGCAGAGCTTGTCCGTTACCTTGAAACACTATTTGAGGCAGGGGACAATGTCGGCTATGTGACGGGTAGCTGGGAAAAAATAGATGAAAAGGGTACAAGTTGGCTTCCACAGAAAGGTTCGTGGGACCGTACAGCAGGACAGCTGATTGAGCAGCTCAACAGCTGTGACGGAGATATCGGTGCAGTAGTTGGTGATTATAACCCGAAAGCAGGGGCGTGGATCCGTTTCAATCCATTAGATGGAAATGGATGCAAGAACGCAAATGTCACAGAATACCGCTATGTATTAGTGGAATCAGATCACATGGAAATTGAAAAGCAGAATGCCATTTTAAGAGAACTGGAGCTTCCAATCGCATGCCTGGTATTCTCCGGTGGTAAAAGCCTCCATGCAATCGTAAAAGTGGACGCTACGGACTACAACGAATACCGGAAAAGGGTTGATTATCTCTATGAGGTATGCCAGAAAAACGGGATCATCGTAGACACGCAGAACCGGAACCCTTCCAGACTTTCCAGGATGCCGGGAGTGATGCGAAATGGAAAGAAACAGTTCCTGGTTGACACCAATATCGGAAAAGCATCCTGGAATGAATGGTATGAGTGGATCGAGGGAATTAATGATGACCTTCCAGAGCCAGAAGGCCTGGGCGATGTATGGGATAACCTACCGGATCTTTCGCCATGTCTGATTGAAGGCATCCTGAGAAAAGGACATAAGATGCTGATCGCAGGGCCGTCAAAAGCAGGGAAATCTTTCTTACAGATTGAGTTGTGCGTGGCGATCGCAGAGGGGAAGAAGTGGCTGAAATGGGACTGTGCACAGGGAAAAGTGCTGTATGTCAACCTGGAACTTGACCGGGCAAGCTGTCTGCACCGTTTCAAAGATGTGTATACAGCTATAGGTATAGAACAGCCACAATACCTGCAGAACATTGATATCTGGAATCTGAGAGGTAAGTCGATCCCTATGGATAAGCTGGCACCAAAACTGATCCGGAGGGCTGCAAAAAAGGACTATGTTGCCATCATCATTGACCCGATCTATAAGGTCATCACAGGAGATGAGAACAGTGCGGACCAGATGGCGAACTTCTGTAACCAGTTTGACAAGGTGTGTACAGAGCTTGGCTGTGCAGTGATCTATTGCCACCACCACAGCAAAGGAAGCCAGGGCGGTAAGAAGTCCATGGACCGTGCTTCCGGTTCGGGTGTATTTGCCAGGGATCCGGATGCATTGCTGGACCTGATCGAACTGGAGCCAACCGAAGCATTGATGCAGCAGGAAGAAAACAAGGCGATTTGTAACGCCTGCAAGATGTACCTGGACAGCCGTTTTGCATGGCAGGATGATTTGTCACAGGATGATCTTCTGAGCTGCAATGCAATGTGGAATTACTGTGAAAACAACCTGGACAAATGGCAGATGATCGCACTGAGCAGCATGGTAGAGAAAGAAAAGGCAAAGGTAAGGAGCAAGACAGCCTGGAGAATTGAGGGGACGCTTCGAGAGTTCCCGAAGTTTGAACCGGTCAATCTCTGGTTTGATTATCCAGTGCACCGCCTGGATGAGATTGGAAGCCTGAAAGACCTCCAGCTTGAAGATAATAAACCAGCATGGCAGAGGGGAAAAGAGGCCAGAAAGAAACAGGGAGAACAGGTGCGTAAAGCCAAAAAAGAGAAATATAGGATGGCCATAGAGAATTTCCGATTCACACATGATGACAAATATCCAACAGTAAAGGAGCTGTATGAAGTTCTGAAATCGGATGCAGAGGCAGTTGGAGAGAAATATCCAGAAGAAAAAACTGTTCGAAATTCACTAAAAGACATCGGATTTATGGTCAATAAAGAGACCCGTTGCATTTGCCCGATACCTGAAACAGTTTAGGTCACGGGCAAATGCCCGGCACCTAACACGACATAGGTTGCGGGCATTCCCTCGACCATGGTCACGGGAATCGGGCAAAAAATTGCCCGGCACCTTGTTTTTGAGGTGGTGGGAATGCCTGCCCGGCACCTATATATAAATATATACCCTAATCGGGCGGGAATGTGCGGGCATGCCCACCCTAAGTGTGGGGCGATTGAGTACGCCCCCACAACGGGTTAGGAGCATACCCACCCAGCACAGACGCACAGGAAAGGAGGAATGAAAAATGTCACATGATGGACGACTTAAAATTGCAAAGCAAATGCCCCCGCTTAGACGAATCCCTTTTGGAGAAAATTACGACGTATCGAAAGACGAAGTGCTCTTGTGGATAAAAGAACAGCCGGAATTGTTGAATATGCTTGCTGACAGATTAAGGTCTTGGGGATACATCACATTTGACAGAGTATCTGGTACTTGGAGAGGAGTTGATTATCATGGCGATTGAATTTTTTATGCCAATGGAACCGCCGACCGTAACACACCAGGAACATAAAGTTTCTGTGGTCAATGGCAAACCAGTGTTCTATGACCCGCCGGAATTAAAAAGAGCCAGACAGAAGATCATAGGACATCTGTGCAAGTATAAACCAGTAGACATGGAACCGTACCAGAAAGGTGTGAGGCTGGTGACGAAATGGTGCTTTGCACAAGGTGAAAAACATAAGGACGGAGAATACCGGATCACAAAGCCGGATACCGACAATCTCCAGAAGCTGCTGAAAGACTGTATGACAACCGTAGGATTCTGGGAAGATGATGCACTGGTAGCCTCAGAGATAGCCGAGAAGTTCTGGGCACGTATCCCTGGGATCTATATCCGGATTGAGGAGCTGCCATGACAGCGGCAGAAAAACAACAGCATTACCAGATCACAGTGGACTGTTGGAGATTGTTGCTGAAATATCAGGAACCGGTATCAGCACAGGAATACTGGGAGCGGCTTGTAGAAGATGCCAGGAAGATAGCAGAACGGTACGAGCATCTTCGTTTTGCAGAAAAGACAATCCTGGCTGTCTTAGAAGAAATAGATCGGATTTGGAGGACGAAAAGTGAAGAGATTAACAACCGCATATGAGTGGATTTTTGTAGATGGAAGTGTAAAAATGCAATACGTGGTAAACGCATCAGATCTGGAGGTAGTAAGCAGATTAGGGGCGTACGAAGACGCAGAAGAAGAGAGAAGATTATTTATTACGCCGTGTAAACCAGGTGATTTGATCTATGAGGTTGATGTGATTGAACGTCCTGAATGGGATTGTTATGTCAACGGATTTGTAGTCCAGGACGTATCAGCAAAACAGGTTAAGTATTCAGACGAATGGGTAGATTGGGATACACCTGGTGTGTATACAAGCGAAAAAGAAGCGGAGGCAAAAGCAAGACAGTTAAGAAACCAAAGAAAATGTTTGGAATCCGGATGGATCCCGGTAACAGAGAGACTGCCGGAAAATGATGATTATGTGCTGCTGTCGTTTGAAAATTTTTCTCTTCCATTGGTTGGGAGATACGTGGGCGATGAAGAATTAGGTGGTGCATGGTATCTGGGGGATTGCTTCGACGAAGATACCTGTCTGGCAAATGACCTGTTCGTTAATGCCTGGATGCTGCTGCCGAAGCCATACAGGGAGGATGAAGAAGATGGGAAATGACAAGAACTGTAGCACATGCAGATACCATGATGAGGGAATGTGTTATTGCCCGAAGAGCAACGAGTTTCGAGACGTTACAGCAGACACGCATCACTGTAGAAAATACAGACGAGACTGGGAACAGGCCATGACTGAAGCATTCATGAAAGGGGCGAGAAGATGAAAGATGAAAGCAGAACACCGAAGAAACCGCAGGCTGTACTGAGCGTGTTTGGTGGAACAGCCTATGAGTGCCGAAACTGCGGTGATGAGGTGCGAAAGTATCTGCCGTATTGCCCATGGTGCGGGCAAATGCAAGATTGGAGTGATGTGGATGAACCATGAAGGATACCGTGATCCGACAGCAGACAGAGCTGTTCGGAAAGCGGATAAGATGCCGAAACATATCAGAAAGATATTTGATGCGTTGAATACGGTTGTGAGTGTGCAGGGGATCAAAGTGACGGAAATCACTGACAAGCACACCGGAAGAAAGTGGAAACTGTGATACATACGAGGGGAGGCGATACCGGTGGAGATCAGAAAGCGAGATATGAAGCTGAGCGATCATAATATCTCAAGAGACAAATACAATGAGCTGAAATACTTCTGTTTGCAATACTGGCAGAAAAAGCAGGAGATTGACAGGAACTATGGCATAGACGGTTTCAGTCAGGACGGGATGCCGAGAGGAACGTCGAGCAGCAACCCAACGGAGAAAAAGGCGTTGCGGATCGCACAGCTTAAGCGTGACACGGAGCTGATCGAGCAGACGGCGATGGAAGCGGATGCAGAAATACACCCGTGGATCCTGAAGAATGTGACGTCTGGTGTGCCGTATGAATACATGGATGTGCCGATGGGGCGTAGAAAATTTTATGAGGCGAGAAGATACTTTTTCTTTCTTCTGGCACAAAAAAGATAAAAATTTTTAAAAGTGGGTAACTAAGAGGGGGTACTTTCGTGATTTAATGGTATCATCGGTTGGTTGAAAAACTGATGCTGACATGGTTGTTACATTTACCTCTGTATTGTATATTTTAACAGCTGCCGGGTCTTAACAGCCTGGCAGCATCGGAACATAGCTCAGCGGCGAGAGCAGTCTCATGAGTAGACAAGGGAGAAGGTTCGAGTCCTTCTGTTCCGATTTCCCTGATAGGGACATATAAGAATCCTTTCTCAAAAAGAATACTACATTTTCCGCAAGAAGACATCTGGCAGTGCTGGGTGTCTTTTTGCGTGCAACGAAAGGCAGGTGAGTCCAAGTGACTGAAAAACAGAAGATATTTGCAGATGAATATTTGATTGATTTAAATGCCACAAGGGCTTACCGGGTGGCATATCCATCGGTAAAACGAGATGAAGTGGCAAGAGCGGCGGCAAGTAGAATGTTAACAAATGTTAACGTTAAAAAATATATTTCTGATCAGCTGGAGAAGATTCACAGCCAGAAAACAGCAGATGCACAGGAAGTAATTGAGTACCTTACCTCAGTCTTAAGGGGTGAGAGTACATCCCAGGAAATTGTTGTTGAAGGTATTGGTGATGGAATGTCTGAAGCACGTACCATGGAAAAAGGTCCATCAGAAAAAGACAGGCTGAAAGCAGCAGAACTTCTGGGCAAAAGATATTCTCTTTTCACAGATAAGGTCGAAGTATCTGGTCTGGAAGACGAGAAAAAGAAATTGGATGATATCCTGCAACAGATGCGGGGTGATGGATAGTGAGCACGGAACGCTTACTGCTATCAGAAAAGTATAAAGCATTTTTACGTTGCAGTGCACCGGTTGAATTTCTGGAAGGCACGACTGCTGCCGGCAAGACGACAGTGGGACTGTTCAAGTTCATGTTGAAAGTGGCAGAGTCACCGAAGAAGCTGCACATCATAGCAGCGAAAGATACCGGAACAGCAGAAAAGAACATCATCAATAAGGACCTTGGCATCATCGATGACTTCGGCATGCTGGCTGAGTACAACGGAAACGGCACCAAGGACGACAAAATACCACATATCCTGTTTCACACCAGCAATGGTGATAAAGTCGTGTATGTGATGGGATATGGGGATAAGAAGAAGTGGCAGAAAGCCCTTGGCGGTCAGTACGGATGTCTGTATATTGACGAGATCAATACAGCTGATATTGAATTTGTCCGAGAGTCGTCTATGCGATGTGATTACT